GTAAGATTCTTGGTTTTCACATCGGTGGTGTAACAGGCACTCCCAAAGGATGTGGTTTTGCAATCACAACGCCTCAGCTTGAACTCGCAATCAACCAATTGTTAGCTTTAAGCAAGACCTTTCTAGCTGCTCCTCAAGCAACTGATATTCCTGATACTCTCATGGGAAAGAAAATTGTTGAGAAGCCCACTGTTCATGCCAAATGTCCCACAAACTTCATTACTGGCGAGCCTGCTCTTGTAGCTTATGGCTCTGTCATTGGCAGATCACACATGACTTCAGCAGTTATTGATACACCTATCTCTAAAACAGTTGAACAAGTCACTGGAGTTCCTAATAACTATGGTCCTCCCCGGTTCACTGACCCTGTCTTGAAAGACGGTTATTTGGACAAACAAAAATGGAAACCTTGGTATGCATCTCTTGAGGTGTGTTCCAAACCTTCCATTGGCTTTCCTACTGCCCAAGTGGATCAAGCCATAGACGACTATCTGGTCGATCTTAAAGAACAATTCGATGCGATTGATTATGGTCCAGAATTGCGCCCCCTCAACCACCAAGAAACAATTTCTGGTATAGATGGTAAGCGCTTTATTGATGCTATGATCACTAAGACATCTATAGGCTACCCGATCGGCGGGCCTAAATCCAAACATATGGTAGATTTGGAACCTACTGCTGATCATTCTTGTCCTCGTGATTTTACTCCGGAGATCCAAGCTGAAATTGCTCGCGTACTAACCTGTGCCGATGCAGATGAAAGTTTGAATCTTATCTTCGGAGCTAATCTTAAGGATGAGCCCACTAAAACGACAAAAGAAAAAGTGCGTGTCTATCAGGCCGCACCCTTAGCTTTACAATATGCACTTAGGATGTACTTCCTTCCTCCTGCTCGCTTTTTGTCTCTCAACCCTCTTATTTCTGAATGTGCAGTGGGTATAAACGCACATGGGCCTCAATGGGATGAACTTTCCCGTCACATGGCTCACTTCGGTGAGGACCGCATCATTGCTGGTGATTATTCTAAATATGACCTTCGCATGCCTGCACAACTTACCCTATCAGCTTTCTCTGTTATGATTGAGATTGCTAAATGGTCAGGTAACTACACTGATCAAGAACTAAAACGGATGCGTGTTCTTGCCCATGAAGTTTGCACTCCCTTGGTTGCTTATAATGGCACCTTGCTGCGCTTTTTGGGTACTAACCCATCTGGACAAAACCTTACTGTCTACATTAACAGTATCGTTAACTCTGTTCTCCATCGTATCTGTTTCTTTGATGAATATTCTGAAAAAGATTTGATCCGTATAGGGAAAGAACTTGGTCTGGGAAGACCTGCTCGTTTTCGTGACTTGGTAACACTTGCCACTTATGGAGACGATGCAAAAGGATCCGTCCGTGTAGGGTATGATCGCTTTAATCATTGTTCGATGGCCAATTTATTGGCTGAGAATGATATGAAGTTTACCATGCCCGACAAGGAATCTGATCCTGTCCCTTTCATGTCACGTCAGCGTGCCGATTTCCTTAAACGAAAGGATCGGTACGATGAAGACTTGGGTCACTATGTAGGTGAACTGGACGAAGAAAGTATTTTTAAATCTTTGCACAGTATTTTGAAACCTACGACTCAATCTGCCCTCGAAGTTGCAACTTCCAACATCGATGGTGCTCTACGCGAATGGTTCTTTCACGGACGCGAAGTCTTTGACTTTCGTCTTGCCCAAATGAAAGAAATCGCTCGTATTGAGAATCTACCTTGTACTACCCTAGACCAAACATTTGACGACCGTGTGAAAGCATGGAAGACAAAATATGTTCCTCTTGAGGTTTAATTCTAGAATAGCTAGATTTTAACCTATGTATTATTATTGTTTTATGTTTATATATCTGACCATCATGTCCTTAAACTGTTCGGAGGCGCACTCATGTGTCAACGTGACTTATGTGAAACCAAAAATGAGCTGTACATACTGATTACGGCAGTCGACCTTAGTGTCTACCCCTTAAATAGACTGACGCTTGTGTATATCTGGGAAGCATAATGCTTGTGGCTATTTAGCTGCGGAGGTCCTACCACTCCACCAATGTAGAGACAGGACATCGCTCTGAGGTGAGCTTTGTACCCGTGTAAATAAAAATACCTTACCAACTTTACTCTAAAACAAAAGTCTGTGGAGGACTATAAACTCTACACTTATGTGCCCCAATCTGGAGAGGTTGGGATTTCACAAATGGAAGGCTCTGCTGCTGCCACTGAGCAGATCACAGCCTTTTCAGACCAGGAAGCTGGCTGGACCACCTGTATCAAAGGAGGTTCCGATGCCACTATGAATCTATCTAGCAACTCTGATTCTGATTTAGGAAACTTTTTGGAACGTCCCATACGTATTCACGAAGCACCCTGGATTATGGGTCAACCCCTGTTTACAACTTTTAACCCTTGGGTCGACTTTATGTCTAATCCCCGAGTCAAGGAGAAAATCGCTCACTATGAACTATTGCGAATGAACCTTCATGTTAAATTTGTTATCTCAGGGACAGGCTTTCACTATGGTCGAGCACTTGCGTCTTACAACCCGTATTTGTTCGATGAGATCACTATCCAACGTAACTATTTGGATGTTGACCTAGTACAGGCTTCACAAAAGCCTCATATTTTCCTGAACCCAACTACTAACTCTGGTGGACAACTCGATCTACCTTATTTCTACCATAAAAATTATATGTCATTGTCCGAATTTGACTCTACCCGTATGGGCGACATCACTCTTAAAAGTTTTGACGTCTTACGACATGCTAACGGTGGTGACGATCCTGTGACTGTTACTGCTTATGCTTGGGCGTCCGATGTTGTTCTGACGATGCCTACGAGTCTCACTTCCCTCACTTATGAGCCACAAGCTGGTAAGATGAACTCTGGAGATGAATATGGTAAGGGCATTATCTCTGCTCCAGCTTCTGCGATTGCGCATGCGGCTGGGCAGTTGACAAATGTTCCTATCATCGCACCTTACGCTAGAGCGACTGAAATGGTTGCTAAAGGTGTTGGTGAGTTAGCTACTCACTGGGGGTATTCCAGACCCCCAATCATTACTGATATAGTGCTCCAAAAACCCAATCCTACTGGGAACATGGCAAATACTGATGCGGCTGATGCTGTTCAGAAACTGTCTCTTGATTCCAAACAGGAACTAACTATCGACTCCCGAACTACCGGACTCGATGGCACTGATCAAATGGATATAGTCAATATTGCGAATCGTGAGTCCTACTTAACTCAATTTACGATGACCACTTCTGACACTCCAGACAAACTACTCTGGAATTCTCGTGTTTCTCCCTGTTTATACAGGACTAGAGAGGACGAGATACATCCCACACCGATGTCTATGATATCTACGCCGTTCACTAATTGGCAAGGTACCGTTAAATTTCGGTTTCAAATCGTGAAGTCCAGTTTCCACAAGGGACGATTGTTGTTTCGTTGGGACCCCCGATCACATGGGGCGAACATCGAGTACAACACTGTATACTCACGTGTTATCGATCTTGCCGAGGATGAAGACTTCGAGATCGAAATAGGTTGGGGCCAAGCTTCCCCATTCCTACAGGTTGAACAAATGCGTGGCGACACATCAGATCTTTTTGGTGTTACTCGTTTACCCACGTCGTACGCCGAGAAGTTCAACGGCATTTTGGAGGTCAATGTACTAAACTCGCTGGTATCTCCAGCTACTGATACTCCAATCAGCATCAATGTTTTCGTTTCGTGTTGCGATGACATTAAGTTTGGCGGTATTTCCACCACTGCTATGAAAGCTTTATCGATTTTTAAAACACCGCCAGCTGCACAGCTCGCTACTATCTATGAGCCGCAGTCTGGTATTGTGGACGGAGCTGCCATCGCTGGCACTTCCGAAGGGGCTGTAGACTCCCCCGTCGCACCTGATCCTATTCAAGCCATCGCACCAACTGGTGTTGTGGCGGACCAGACGATGAATGTCTTCTTTGGTGAACAACCGAAGTCCTTGCGCGATCTTTTTCGCCGCTATGTTTTACACAGGACCAAAGTTACACCACCACCCGGTTCTGGTATCATGAAAGTGATTACCATTCGGGAGAACGGGCTTGGTTACTGGCCCGGCTGGGACCCTAACGGCATTGACACCATTGCTGCAGTCCCATGCTCAATCAGTATCCCTCATTTTTTCCACTTCTTTATGCCTTGCTATGCAGGCTGGAGAGGCGCTACCCGAACTAAATACACGTTCGAGGGAAATTTGAGCAAAAACCCCACTGTTACTCGTATCGGCTATACTACAGCTCCTTACGAACTTGGCGCCCTCTTGAACAAAGCTGATTCAAATGCGCTATCTCAAAGTTTAACGTATCTAACCTCCCAATTTACTACTGGAGGTGCTGCGTCAACTAACTTAGGCGTCAATGATACTATTGAAGTTGAGACACCTTATTACAATGGGGTTCGCTTTAGCGCAGCGCGCTTACCCAGTGCTGACGCTGGCAACTTGTCTGAATCGAACGCTATCTCTATTACAGTGAACGGTTCTACAGCACAAGCTGGTGATGTTTTTGACAAACACGCTTACTTGCGTAGTTGGAAATCTGTTGGAGAAGACTTTACACTCTTTTTCTTCACCGGTTGTCCCATCCTTTACAGGAATGAGATCGTCGTACCTATGCCTCCTTAGGCCTCTAGGTTAAAAACCCTGCTCTTGGGTTACAAATAATATAAGAGCAACCAGTCCGGAATGTGCCTTCCGGAGCGGCCTTATGGTCGTTGCAAGGAGATTTATCTCTGCATTTATGATATTACTATCGATAGTTTTACAATGCAGGGGTCACCCCTTGCAGGAATTTTCTATTGGTTACAAATTTCATCTATGCACTTGCACATTGAACATATGACACTTTAAGGTTTAACTATCCCTTTTTTGTGTAATTCCATCTGTTCCATTTGTTGGTAAAAAACGC